AGATGTGTATAAGAGACAGCTATAAGAAAGAGAGTTTATTAATTCTAAATACTCTTCGAACTCATCTACTAATATCCTATCTCCTTCACCCAAGTATCCATTCACCAGTAGATTACCATAAAATTTTACTTTGTCACCATTCGACAATTTATTGACTGCGTTATTTATTTTCGCAAAACTCATAATAAATTCTACATCATTTATCATGTCAGATGTGACCTTCCCTACAGGTGTATTAGAAATAACTTCTAAAAGTTGTTGTTGCTTTTTACTCTGAAAATCTGTCAAAGCATATTCTAAAGAATCATCAATTAAATCACCAATGCATGGTATTGTTTTAATAAATGAAATAGCTGCTGAAGCTACTGGATTGTGTTTTATATCCATTATTGTATCTGCATTTTGAAGATTTAGTTTTGCGCATTCAATTGCTTCTTTTGAATCCATATTGCTATCCTCCTACTTTTGATTTTTTATACCCTAGGACTTTTCAACGCCAATATCATTAAACTTTGTACTGACAACTATCGATTTGTTAATTTACATCTACATCATACTATAAAAATAACGGTACCGTATATCATCCTTCATACACAGTACCGTTATTTTTGCTTTCTGCAATACACCCAACAAACAACATTTCTATATACGATAATATCATTTACGGGGTTCGACTGCATTTGCATTTAGTGGACTATACGGTAACGCAGTCGAACCCTTTTTTCCTCTGCGCAACCGTCTGTGTCTTCTGCTTTTCTCTTTCAGCTTAAACTCCCATGTGCAGGATGTCAACCTTTATTTCAGCAGTAGGCTTGGCAGTTGCTTCAAACGTCAAGGAGTTCTGCCCCTGCTCCTTGCAGGTAATGCCTGCTGCCACATATTCTGCCATGGTATCCTTATTCACATAAGTGATGACGCTCTTTGTCTCATTCATGATTGGCACCGTGACTGTATTCAGATATTTTCCCTCTGATGCAGACCATCCATTCACTGGCAGTGTCACTGTGACTGCCTGTGGAAGTGCATTGACCAGCTTGGTCTCGACATCCGTGTCGATGATATCCTGTAATCCGGCAAACCAGTCTGAAAAAATCTGTGTCCACTGTTCGAACAACGTCGTTGTGGATAGCTGCTCAATCAGACCAGTGACCCAGCCACACAGTTCTGTGTCTCCTCTTGTATCTTCGATGTCTGCTGCTGTAATCTGTGTCGCTCCAGCCTTAATATAAATATAGGCAAGGCAATACTCCTTAACTTCCTCCGTCCGTGTCATTTCCGGCTTTTTCGGGCTTGTGGCATATGCTCCGTATTTCAGCACCGGTGCGGATGCTCTGACTCTCTCCGTCCTGTCTGTCCTTATGACTACTGCGCAATACCGGTTTAATGTCACATCTGCACTTTCCAGTGTCATAAGGTATTCTGAACTATTTTCTACCCATCTTTTATCGAACCATCCTCTTCCAGTGTCAATCTTAATGGTCATACCATCCTGTGGACGTACCGCCAGCTTATTGCCGACGCTTTCATATACTCCGTCCGAGATAAGTCCCTGAAATATCTCGCTCATCTCTTCCGCATCATACTTTCTATCCCCATTAATGCTATTAAAAAATCCGCTTTTCCACATATTCTTTTCCTCCTACAAATTAAATTGTGGAATCAAGGTGATTCCTGTACTTGATTCCGATTCTATTGTACTGATTACCCTTGCATTTCTACTGATTCCGTATTTATTTGTTACGGTGACAATGTCTCCCATTGAAAAATCTTCCTCATAAGTAAATGTATTATTGCTTACCACCTCTCCGGAAAATCCTTCTGTCATGCTCAGTTCTGCCAACTTCTCCTTGCCACGTTCCTGGAGCAGCACCTTGTACTGTTCATCCGTGATGGTCTCATCCATGGTTGTCTGGCTGATGTCTCTTGCATCAGTGAAGATTTCATTCCTTTCCAGCCCTTTCAGGCTATTGCCTACGGATGCATACTTTCTATCCGTTCCTTCTCCCTCTCCACCGATTAATGTCACGTTTGAATACTCCTCCGTCCGCATCTGATAGCTTGTATTCACAAGATTGTCCAGAGCCTCACTGAATTCCACAAAAGGCCTCTCACTCTGTCCATGTGACCTGTCCTCGCCTTTGTATACTTCTAATATCATCTTTTTGTTTTTAATATAAATATCCCAGCCAATCTCATAGGTTGTGCAAATATCCTTTATAGCAAGGTCGAGGCTGTCTCCGGTGATCTGCTTTTCCACCTTTTCTGTGATTCCCACTTTGTCTCCCAGCACAAGGTTTGGGATGACCCTACTGCTATTTGACGGATTGATGGCATTTTGTGATACCAATGTCCTTATCCCATCTTCACAGGTTCCGGCAAGGTTGGTCTGCTTCCACACGATCCGCTTGTGAAGAATATATTTCAGTTCTCTTCCGGTCACTGTGATATAGTCTCCGCTTTCATTGTCCGTGACTATATTAAAGTTAAGTACAATCATGACCTTTTTATAAATCACTTCTGTCTCATCGCTATTCACATGGACATCCTGGGACCGTACAAGCAGCCTTTCTCTCTTTAACAGGTCTATTGCCTTTTCCGATGCTCTCAGATACAATTCGAAATCTCCCACACCATAATACTCCGGTCTCCAGATTGAGCTTTCATAAGTATCTATCGTTCCGAGCAGATTAAAATTAAAATCAAGAACCCGTATCTCCATCTTAAAGCCCTCCGTATAACTGCTGTGTTATGAATGTGATTCTGAGGTCACTGTTTCCGCTGTCACAATTATAAGTAAAAACATTATCTCCCTGCTCTACCTGAAGCCAAGTGCTGCCCGGCGATAAGTGCCCCATGATATTTGTTTCTACACCGGCACGAATCAGCTTAATCTCTTTCTTGCCAGTATTTGTGTTAATCACAATCTCATCGTCCTGCTGCATGGTGTAGTTCAGTTTCAAATAGGTTTTTTCGTCTACGTCATAAATAATCGGATTGACCACTACTCCTGTGGCATACAGCTGGATGATGATGCCCGTCTCTGTCTCTCCGGTGTTTATGATGCTCTTTCTGATGTTCCTTTCAATCCTGGAAATTTCAATTCCATTCTTGTCGATTGAAAACGGGAATTCGAACAGTGCTTCTGTATCTGAAAAATAACTTACCAGGTCATTTACTGCCCGGAAGTACGGTTGCGGACATATGATGCTTATCTGTGCCACTTCCCTCGCTGAAAAAATGTCACAGCTTATCAATTCGACTGCTCCATTAATAAGCACGTCTCTACTGTCCGTTTCAAAGTGCAGCTGCACATCTTTTTTTACTGGAAAGTACCGGTACAGTTTCAAGCGGTTCTCTTCAATTTCTCCATTAATGGTCATGTAAATGACGATATTACGGTATCCGATGCTCCGGCGGTTAATTGTAGCACCATCCGCTGTAGAATTCGCTGTAGAGGCTATTGTAGCCTCCACAGGGGTAATTCCATCCACCTTGTATATGGTGTAGTCCTTATTCTTTGAAAAATCGATTCTGTCTCCTCTTTCATTTTCTGCAATTAAACTTATCATTGTGGTCCTCCTGCAAATCCGAGCAGATTTTTTGTGTTTCGGTAAATCTCAAGCCTGCTCAAGCTCTTCGGGCTGTTATTTGTCTGATAGAAATTCTGAATAATCGTCCTCTGTTCTGCCCCTGTCTCCGTGGTTGCACCGGTGCAACTTCCGGCTTTTTTCAATGTGTTCGCTGTGGCACTGATTTCCGGCACATTAATATCATTTGAAAGCTCACTATTCAATGCTCCAATCGAATCTGCAGCAAGGCTCTTTATTGCCTTAACAGCATTTTTCGTCTTGTCCACAATCGCATTTCTAAAACCTGCCACGAAGAAGTCTCCAGCTTCATAGGTCTTCTTGGATGGCGAATGCTCGTCCAGTCCTTCTCTGAACTTCTTCAATGTGTTCGTTGCAAGATTTGCCGCCGCCTGTCCGGCAATGCTCCATCCGTCATTTATGGAGTTCGAAAATCCTAATAGGAAGTCAATACCTGCCTGCTTGGCATCATCATTCTTACTCTTCAATCCTTCCACGGCACTTCCTGCCACTGTTTCTCCGGCTGTGTTCGCCACACCACTGTTGTCCTGAATTCCGGCTGACAACTTATCTACAAGGCTCGTTCCGCTGGAATATGTGTCAGTTCCGTCTATCTGGTCTTTCGCCGCCCCTGCGGTGCCTGCTGCCGCCAAGGATGCTGCTCCATTGTTCTGAATGCCGGATGCCAGCTTATCTACAAGGCTTGTTCCACTGGAATAAGTGTCTACGCTATCCAGCTGTGCTTTTGCTGTATTTGCAGTATTTGCCGCTGTTCCGCTTACAAGCTCGTTCTGCAATATCATTCCGTCTGCAAATGCACTTGCGCCTTCGCTTCCTGCTTCTCCTGCGCCTGCTGCATACTTGTCTAACTCAATCTGCGCCTGGTCAACCATGTATTTAGCCTGGTCAACCATTTCCTGTGTTACTCCCGGAGTATTCTCTTCAATTGCTTTTTTCAGGTCAGTATAGTTCTGCTTCAAATTTGTGAGCTGATTCTGCAAGCTCTGCTTCGTTCCGTTTTCTGCCGTTATAAAGCTATTCTGCGTCCTTATCATTGCGTCGCTGATTTTGTCTGCGTCCCCGCTTATTATTGCAGAAGAAAGCCCTTCATAATTTTTTATCGTATTCTGATATCCAATGTACTTCTCCTCTGCCTTCGCCAGCGAATCGCTTTCATCATCCAGCGCCTCTTGTGCGACTTTCAAAGCATCCTGCGAATCATACCATGCCTGTATGTATCCATTTTTCTTATTATAAGCTACCTCATACTCCAGCATATTCACCTCATGAAGTGCTTTCTGGTAATCATCCTGGGCTGCCATATAATCCGTCAAGGCTTCCTGTCTGCCCTTTATTGCTTCCTCGTAATCACCCTCGCTTGCATCCAATACAGCTTCTGCTTTCTTTTTTTCAATCAACTGGTCAATGCTTTCTCCAAGTTTTCCATTTGCTTCGATGATATCCCAGACTTCTTCCTTTTCTATTCCAAGAGCCTCAGATAACTCATTTACAATGAAGTTTGCTCTATCCTCATATCCTGCCTTCACCTGACCATTTGTATCAATTAATGTATTCAGTTCATCCTTCAAAGATTGCAGTCTGCTATATTCAGAATCAATGCCTGCCATTGTTTTTTCTCTGGTCTCTATCATCTGCTCATAGGCTTCATATTCCTCATCGATGTGGTCTATCCGCTCCTTTTGAGCATCTGAAAGACCATACTCAGCTTCCATGGCTTCTTTATCCTTCTTTATGAGCAGGGCTATTCCTCCAGCAAGTGCCGCTACCCCTGCAACTAGCCATGTTGTTGGTGACGCAAGGAAAGCAGTATTTAGAGCAAGCTGTGATGTTGTCTCAGCATCTGTGGCTACTTTTAATAATCCGAATGTTGTTGCAAGACTTTTTACGCTATTCGCAAACGTAGCCACTTTATTTATGACAAACACCGTGCCAAGAGTAATTCCAAGGATTTTCAGAATCCGTATCACATCATCTGTATTTTTAATGGCATAATCTCCAAATTTTTCAAAATATGGGATTGCTTTCTCCGCCATCGGAATGAGCATTTCTGTTTTTAAAGTTCTTCCCAATTCCTTGAACCTGGTTCCCACGTCGTCATATCGGATTTCCTTCAGGTCTTCCATGGTGCCTTTCACGTCATTGTATGACGTTCCAAGCGTAGTCAGAGACTTCACCACTTCAAGGTTTGCATCCTCACCCATTGTTCCAAATGCTGTAGCTGCCATGTTTAATGCTTCCTGCTCGTCGGTGCACTTTGTGATGTCACCCACGATAGAATTTATGACATCCTTCATGGTGCCCTTTCCTTCTGACCAACTCTTGAATGCATATTTTGTCTTATCGCTGAATAAGTCAAGGTTATCTCCGATTGTTCCGTCACCAAGTCTGTTCTTTATCTCATTAATAGAATCATTCACTTTATCGAGGTTATAAGCTCCGCCCTTTGTTCCATTTTCCAGTAGCTGAAAATACTCTTGTGCGGAATATCCTGCCTGCTTAAAGTTTCCTCCGTATTCTGCAACGTTGTCCCCCAGCTCACTTGTGTAGTCAAGCCCATTCTGACTTCCTTTTGCAAACAAATCGAAGGCTGTCTGTGCATCAAGGCCAAAGTGTTTCATTAAATTGCTAACTCCTCGGATTGTCTCGTTGAAATCAGAGCCAAAGGTGTCTTCCAATGCTATGGCATTTTCTGTTAAATCTCTGATATTGCTTGGGTCTACTTCCCCCGTTGTCTGTTTGACATAGGCCATCTTGTCTCCTATATCTTCCAGACTTTCTCCATAAGCATTATTATACAAATCATCCATTTCAGCCTTGAATGCCTTCATCTCTTCTGTGCTCGCTCCAGTCTGTGCCTGAAACTTATTATATGCGCTTTCCGTCTCTGTCATCAGTTCTTTAAATTCTTCAATTAAGTTTCTAATGACATCTGCTGCCAGCTCCGACAGAGTTCCTTTCAGGACCGTGAAGCCTTCTGCACTTCCCTCTGCCTTTTCACCCGCTGACTTTGCTTCCTTCCCGCTATCCTGCAATCCTTTGCCTGCTGCCTGTGCACTATCTCCAGCATTCTCTTCTGCTGTTCGAAGTGTCTCAAGCTGATTTTCATAATCGGCAATTTCTTTCTTGGTACGGTTCACGGTTGCCTGCTGATTATTTATTTTAATTCTCAGATTCTCTGCTGCTGTTGAATTCGAACCATACTCCTGCTCTGTGAGGATTAACTGCTCCTGCTCTGCTTTCAAAATGTTCTCTTGCTGTTCCAAAACCTTATTTAGAGACCGGATTTTCGCACTGACACCGTCCGTGCTGCTTTTCCAGTCATCCATTCCGGAACTTGTCGCTTTGAATTCAGAATTTACAAGCGTAATCTGCCGCTTTGCTTCCTGCATGGCCGCTTTTAATTCAGATATATCAACTTTGAATTTTGTCGTAGTCTCATTCTGTTTTCTTGCCATTTTTTCCTCCTAAAACCAGTTATCACCGGCAGGAACACGGATTTCTTTTTCTACCGCCTTTTCTTCTTCTTCCCGGTCATTATGGTCTATCATGTCGTTAATAAGCTGAAAAATGTCCTCTGCCGGATAGTCTAGTAATTCAATCGGATTCATCCCTTTGTACTGTCCGCACAATGACAGGTTCAGCTCTGCAAATGCCTGCGGTAATGTGAGCTTCACACCACCGCTTACTGTTTTTTTGGCTTGTGCATCCCCCTAAGCTGAGCAATGCACCATGTCATTAATCCTTTTACAACATCAATAAGCTCTGCTGCATTAATGCCATCCAGTTCTGTTTCTGTCAGACCAAAAGTAGCCTTGAGAATCTTATTCAGGCATTCCGGTGTGCTTCTGATGGCACCCAGCACATCCTCTCCCTCTTCTCCATCAATTGAAGCGAGCATATTTATTAAATTAAGGGAAGTGCGGTATGGGATTTTCAAACTATCCGCTTCTGCAATCCGCTTCACTTCCTGGAGTGATTCATCTTTGTATACTGTCAATTTGAATTCCATGTTTTTCTCCTTTCAAAAACAGGGATATCCTATGATATCCCTGCTATCTCTTTTTTATTATGCTGTCAGTGATTTTTTCACTGTATCCGGATTCTGTACTGTTTTGAAGAATTCTTTTTCATCTAACGGATTTTTTTCCGTGTCAATAATAACCGCCTTTGCACCTTTTCCTGTCTTTGTGAATTTGTGCGTTGTATTAATTCCAGTATATGTCAGCTGGTCTCCGTTCGACGTTGTTCCATTATCCTTCGTTTTTCTCGTATCAGAAGGAATTGAGAACTTACCTTTTAATCTCCAGACAAACATCTCTGTTCCATCTGTTTTTTCAGTTATATATCCGATTGCAAAATACTTTTCCTCACGTTCTCCTTCTACAAGCATTCCCGTTTCTTCATCATAAAACTGTCCTGTTAATTTTGCCAAAACGTCTATATCGACTGCTGATACATCTACCTTTACTGTGTCTGCTCCAACTGAATCAATTACGATTGCCGGCACATTATCATAATACTTTGCCTCAGAACTTGACTCTACATCCTTTGTCAAGCCTGATGCTCCGGCTACTGCAAACGGTTCTCCGTATGTCATTTCTCCAGCTTTTTCATCTGTTTTCAACTCGGCAGCAATAAGGTCTCTTATTCCTCGCCACTCTCTAACTTTCATCTTTAAACCTCCTTATAAGAGACATCAATGCCTCTTCCTGTGTGTGTCTTCTTGTCACTAGCGAGCGAATGTCCTCTTCCGCTCACCACAAAGCCCTCTTTCTTCAAGAGGTCTTTCACAGCGTCAAGCTGTGTCTGAATCAGTAAAGGATCCGTGGAGTAAAAGTTCACGCTGAACTCCCAGACAATGCTTCTCTCGTCATCATCATAAAAGCTGTCTCCGTCTGATGTGTCATTCCAGTATGTGAAGAAGCTCTCCGGATACGGTTCTTCCGGAAGTAAACTCCCCTGCAAATAAACCGGATATCCTGTCTTCTCCATGATTTCAACCAGCTTTTTCTCCATGTTAACCCTCCATGATTTTTTTAATAACCTTTGAGATTTCAGTTTCCTGAAGCTCTCCTATTTCTTTCTGTGTCTTTGTGCCATAAACGGCAGCTTTCAATCCCTTAACCGGCTTCATACTCGGTGTGCCATACATTAAGAAAATGCTGACCAGTCCGGATTTTGAGAAGTCGAAGCCTACCTTAATGCTCCCAGTTCCACCTTCCCAGTCAACCTTCATCTCTTTATCAATGGACTTCTTGGTTTCTCCGGTTGAGAAGCGACCGCGTGCCGGCAAATTGCTCTTTTCAATAGCTTTTTCAAGTTTCTCATTTACTGCCTCTTTTGAAGCAGTAAGCCCGGCTTCCACGCCCTTCTTCATGGCATCTGAGCCGCCCAGCTTGTCCAGATTGGCAAGCATCTCCTGCCATCCTTCGAACTGAAGCCCTACCTTATTACGCACCGCCTGCAATCCTCCTGATTTTAAACTTCAAATACTGATGCCGCTTTTCAATATCTTCCGGTGTCCCAAGCACCTCATAGACATCTGTTCCATCCTTAAATTGACACCCTGCTGTGATATCTGGTCTGTACCAGGTTGTCACATCTGCAGTGTCAATCAACGTAAACACTCCGTTCACTGTGGTCTCTGTTCCGCCAAACGTTCTAAAGTTGCAGAAGATTTCTCCTGCTTCCTTAAATTCTTTCTGCACCACACCAACCACCTTTCTGGTGGTCGGTGTGCACAATATTAAGCGATGATTAAATGGCTCTGTCTGGTGATACATTTACTTTTCCCCCTTATAACAAAGCTGAATAACCCGCTGCATGAAGTAGTTTGACAGATTGCCCGGTCCATATGTCCAAAGGTCACATACACCTCTTGCGATTACTCCAAAGGATGCTTTGTCATTCACCACTTCTTCCGAGATACCGGCATCCTTCATGTACTCCTGCACCTCTTCAATGTAGCATCGTAAGGTGTTATCCTGATAATCACCCGTGATTCCGAGCGTATCCTTGACTTTTTTTAAGACATCATCCATATGTCATTGCTCCTTACGCACTTACTGTGGATTCACCTTTTTTAATGATGAGGACTCCGTTCGGATCGATGAGCTTTCCATCAAGAATCATGATGCATTTATTCTTGATTTCATTCGTGTCATGATCCACCCACTTAACGGTGGTCATCTCCATATTCGTATTAATGCCGTAGTCTGACAATTTTACAAATACCGCAACTACATCTCCTACACTTGCATCATCCCAGGATGCAATGCATTCGTCTTCCACGGTCTCAACAGTTTTTCCCATGAATCGGTAGTTTTCCTCTCCGTTCAAGCCGTAGTTAATTCTTCCGATTGGCTGACCGTTTTTATCGGTCATTCCATCGATGTGACCGTCAAAGGTGCCCTGTGCCATGATAAATTCACCATCTCTGTAGGCTTTTTTCATCTTTGCCTTTACCTTTTTATGCCATCCATCCCAGGATGCGAACTCTTCCGGTGTCATGGTGATTACGTTTGTGGAAGGTACTCTGGTATCTTTCAAGATACCTGTCGGCTGTGTTGTTCCGTTTCCGTTGAAAATGGCAATTTCAATCGCTTTTACAATTGCCTCTGTAGCCAGTTCAACAAACTGTTCCTGGAAGATGTCCAGCGTGGTGATGTTTTCAAGCAATGACTGAGCAATTTTGCACTCTACCCCAAAGTATGAGAAAGTTATCTTTTCATCAGCTTTGATTTTCTGCGTATCACTTGGTGTTGTTTCATCGATCCACTTTGCTTCCGGCTTTAATGTCAAGACTGGGATTGAAACTCCGCCTTTAACATTGAGCTTTCTTACTTTTGCGTAAATGTTTCCAAATGTAGACAATTTCTTCACGATTTCATTTAAAATTGTCTTTGGAATAACAGCAGATGCATCCGTTGTGGTTGTCACCTGATTTTCACGTAGCTCAGCCGGAATTGGCACGTTTCTACACACATAATTCATAAATGCTGTGCGGTATTCAATTGTGTCTGTAGGGTCTTCATTTCTATTCGTCGGTGTCTGATTAAAGGATGCCACAAATCCATTTCTTAACTGTACATTGTCTGGGATATCCGGTGTTGCCGTTCTCTGCTGCGGATCAGGCTCTCCCTGCTGATCTCTCTGCTGCTGGTCCTTCAATTTCTCTTCCAATGCTCTGATTTCTTCCATGGTTGCATTCAGTTCATCGCCCATGGAGCGGATTTCTGCTGCATCATTTGATGCTTTGATTTTTTCTCTTAATTCCTGCTCTCTTTTCTTTAAGAGTTCTAATAACTTCATTTTCTTTCCTCCTTAAAAATTATAAAGTGCTTTTGCTCTGGCTCTTTCTACTTCCGCTTTCTCACTATCCAGTGAGCGTCTTGCACTCTCCAGTGCTTCCTTTGCGCTCTCCAGCGCCTGTCTGTTTTCTTCCCTTGCCGAAAGCTCGGTAGCCTCGTAAGCCGGGAACGTGACTGCTGAGACTTCTAATACTCTTTCGATTTTTAAGATTCGTCTCAGCGGATGATCTGTATCCATCCGTTCCCATTTTTGTTCTTTTATGTAGAACATGAACGACATCCCTGAGATATCGCCACGGCTTACTCCTGAATAGAGTTTTTTTGCATCCGGATTGTTTTCAGTGTCAAGGTCTGCCCGGATATCCATACCTTGGTCATTTACTGTAAGCTGTAATGTTGAATTTGCATTATTGTTCCGGCTTCTTGCCACCGGCACCATCTTTGTGTCATGATTAATCAGCATCCTGACATCTCTCAGGTCTGCCTCGTCCAGTGCACCAGGCTGTATCACCTCATCAAAGTAGCCCATGTCGGTTACTGAATTAAATACAATTGCCCGACCGGTGATATAGTTTCCATGTTTCTCATTACTCTCCGCCCTGACTTCACAATCAAAGGCTCTCGTTCTTAAAATCGCACCCATGCTCTTATGCCTCCTTTTTTCCATCTACTTTTCCAAGCTGGTACTTTCCAGCTATCTCTACATTTGCATAGTTCAAACTCTGCATTCTGACTCCATTTAACTCTTCTAATGGCATCAAGCCAAGAGCTGTTCTTTTCTCATTTTCATATAAACCACCGGAGTCACCTACGAGCCGTATCATCTCAAGCGTCTCTGACATGCTCATGAAGATGAGTTCCTTCGGATAGAGCTTTATCATATTTCCGTGTGACCGCTCTCCATCACTTAACAGTTTGTCCGTAAGGACCTGGCTGAGTGAGATGATAAGCGGCTCAATTGTCTTCTGATAGAAAGCCTCATATTGTGCCTTTGTATAATCTCCGGTTAGAATTGGAAGCGGCACCCCAAATGTCCTTAATATCTTCTGGTCTATGAATTCCAGAGTGTCTTTATCGACCAGCTTGACCTCTTTTTTAATCGGGATGTACTCCGCTTTCATGTCAATTGCTGCTAGTCCACTTTCTGAGTTTTTCAGCTTTTCATTCAATTCCTTTATGGCATTTTCCGACTTTTCTTTTCCCATTACTGTCGGAATTTTAACCACAGCATTAACTGCATATGTAGCCTTCATTGCTTTTGAAACGCCCTGAAGAAGCTCATGATTCAATGCAAGCGTCTGAAGGAGTGCATTGTGGTTTGGTCTTCCAGACTTATCACCGCCCATCAGCAGGTTTGACGAATTCCGGAATTTCCAGTGAATCACATCCCTATAGTTAATCAGGTAACTTTTTCCATTTTCAAAAGTAAACTTCGTGTACATTTGCCCTGCTGCATCCTCGATAAAATCTACCTGCGTAGGTACAATCGGATATAGACCATCGTAAACCTTATGGTACTGACTATTGTCGTCGTACCATTCATAATAGGTCGGGATGATAAACACGTTATAATTTAAAAAAAGCAGTGTTGTTATACTTTCCAGGAAGTCTGCCGTCGTCTGGAACTGATTTGGTTTATTCAATATCTTTGCGATATCGCCTTTTTTAACAGCATACACACCAGTTCCATCATCTCTGATATGAGCTGGGCGCAGTTTCTTCATTTCCTGTGCAATGCAGGATACAGCCTGCTGCACAACATCACTTGCATAAATGTCCTGACCAAACTGTGAAAAAATCGGTGTCCCACCGTTTATGTCCATGTACCTTCCGGTTATTCTTTTTATCGAAATCTTGTCAAGTAAATTGCCAAACCAACCCACTTCTTACTCTCCTTCCACCAGCTTCTTGAACTCTGTTCTGTTCTGCCGGTATGTCTCATATAAAATGATGTCGCACACCGCTCCATCGATTCTTTTTCTCTTGTCCTTCTTCACACACAGGCATCTTCCCAGGTTGTCTACCTGAATGCCTGCATTCTTAAGGCACCACTTATCCATTTTATTTTCATCGTAATTTACAAGTCTGTGCTTAAAATCAGCTTCCAGCAGCTTCATGGCATTGCTTAATGTCTGAGCATTCTGGAGAATCATGATTAAATCTCCATTCTCCTTTGTCCAGCCGTGCTCATCCATTCTGTTAATCCAGTCTTTTGCAAACTTCTGGTCATAACCAATCCGCCACACTTTAATGCCCTTTTCTTCATAGAGCATCCGGAACCAGTCTGCTACAATGCTGAGGTCGATATCGCTTCCCTCTGAAATGGTCAGTAGTCCGCTTTCCGCCCATTCCTTGTATTTTGCGCCAACCGTGGAATCATCTGATTCCTCCAGCTTGCTTTCCGGTATGAAATACTGTGAATAAATGTATTTTATTTTGTCACCCGGTCGCATCATGAGAATCTTGGCGCTTGCAAGGTCTGTTGTCTCGGCAAGGTCGACTGCACCAAGTGCATAGGCTCCCCTGAAGTCTTCTATATCGAACTTCGCCGGGTAGTCATAATCTTGAAGATTCAGCCAGCTTTCTGCTGAATTCTGCTTTATGTTAAAATCTTTACATAATACATAAATTCTATCTGCCTTTGACTTTCTCGCTAAATCTATCTGTTCATCCAAGTAGTCCCATTTTTTCACTATTCCAAGCGAAGGATTGCTTTTAAACCAACTTTTGCGATTCTGCCAAACCTCTTGCTCACTGTCTTGTGTGTAAAGCCATGGCAGCGTCCTGATGGCTGACACTCCATCATCTTCTCCGCTGATTATCTTTCTAGCTTTGACCAGCTCTTCATCGAGATATCCATCTTCTGTGAATCCTTCTGTTGTCAAATTCACAAAAAGCGGCTCATCCTTCAACGACATGCTCTGCTCAATCGGCTTTGCAATGACATTCTCCTTCATCTCGTGCGATTCATCCAGGAATCCCACATCAATATTCCGACCTTCCTTGTTTCTTGTCCTTTCAGACATTTTGAAAATCTTGGTGTTGGTCACCTTATTTCTAAGAAACCGCTGGTTTCTCGATGTGTACTTTTCTTTCGGATCTATCAGCAGTCGCATGGTATCGATGGTGTCATAAATGATGCTTGCCTGCGAATCGTCATTTGATGCGCAGACAATATCCATTCCTGCTTTGCCTATGGCAAGCTCCGTGGTACCAAGTGCGCTACAGGTTTCACTCTTGGTATTTTTTCTCGCAATCAGAAGCAGCACCCTTTTGAACCTTCGCCATGTGGTATCACTCATCTTGAAGCTGTAGACTGCCTCAATAAAAGCCTTCTGCCATAGCATTAATACCATTGGCTTGTTATAAAAGGGGCTCTTTGTCAGCCGGATGCAATGCTCCATGAAATCCATCCGGATTAATGCATCCTGTGTATCATACAGGAATGCATCTGATGTCATGTCCTCTTTCAGATTTTGAAGCTCCTGCCATAGCTCCCTTCCAATGATAATCTCACCGGCTTCAATCCTTGCTGCATACTCAAGCAGAAATGAATTATCCGGAGTCCAAATCTTTTTTTCTGCTATCAGCATGATTCATCAACCACTCTTCCAGCGGGGAGGCTTCTTCTTCAATACCTTCCAGCTTTCTATTTCTATAAATGACCGCCTCCAGTATCTTTACGCAATTTGTGTATTGCTGGAGTAGTTCCTTATACAGTTTGGCGGCAGGAGTACTCCTCTGGCGCATATTATTCTTTTTGTCTACCTGAATAAATGGAAGCTCTTTTAATTCATCCATTTTTTTTTCTAAAAAGAGGATTTTATTTACAACTTCCTCTGTTAGAACAATCGTCTCAGCCGGGAGCAGCTTAAGCAGGTCTTCTTTTCTACTCATCCTCTGCCGGTTTTTCTTCCGATTTCTCTTCCAGGATTTCAACCAGCTTGATTCCTGCTCTATTCTTTTCTGTGCTCAATTCAGTCGCTCTTTTCTTTGTGACATTGAATACTTCTCCTACCTCTCTGATCGTATCTTTTTCAAGGTCCTTGAATCGAATTAATGTCTTTACTTTCATTTTTCTTTCCTCCGCAATTTCTTTTTCAAAAATCTCGTCAAATTTTCAATTCTGCGAAAATTGACACCTTCTCAACAGTCTCCCACGGCTTTGATTTTTCCAAAGGGTGGGGGGAGGTCAGAAGCCTCCCTCGAACTGCAACCACCAGTCCTCAATGTATTTACTCCATTCTTTTTTGTCTCTTCCATCCTCAGAGTATTCAAGCCGCTCCAAGCACTCTTCTTTCGAAGTGTCTATATGAATCAGCCTCGCTCCAAGCATGTCCGCCAAGCGATTCCGCTCAGCTTCGAATGGATATCCGCCAATGATATAAGCATTACTCCACTTTCCTGTCCTGTGTTTCACCTGCTCTATCAAGGTGTCCCTAACCTGAAAGACATTGGCTCTCAGGCGCAATGGCTTTACATATCTTTCACAGCCGGACAGAGCCTGCCAGATGTTATCGATGTCCACAATAAGGTCTCCCTCATACTGTAAACTCTTAACATAGCTGCTTTTCCCGCTTAGCGGTGAGCCGTACACAATGTAGACCTTTTTCTCTACATAGCCCAGCTTGTCATGTATCAGGTTGTGGCATCTTTGATGTACAAGGACTACATTGTCTGGATTCAAGGATATCTCCGGATTCTCGTAATTCTCTTCTGTCAGCTCTTCCTTGTGGTGTCCTATGCAATCATACTTTTTTACAATGGGCTTTCCGCAATGTGCGCAGATTATGAATCCGTTTTCATCTGTCCTCTCAATTTTTAAAATCTCGACAAACTCTCTCCAGCTCCTTGAACGGTAGAACTCGCTTCTGCTCATCGAACGTATGCCTTGCCATTGTAGTATGCAGCAATCCATCCGGATGGTGTTCTCATCCAGATGTCTTCTCCATCTTTGGAAAGTTCTTTACAGGTAACCCGTGTGCCTGCATCCAGTGCTCCATCTCCATCCTTGTCATGTTTACTTCCATCGGCTGTCAGTTCCTTGTAGCTCTTTGCTCTGTACTGTGTTCCAGGACCGGTTCTGACTTTCATCTCATTCTGAAGCGTATATGTATTCCCTACGCAATAAAGTTCTGGTTGCACCGGTGCAACTTCCGGCTTTTTCTCTGTCTGCTTTTCAGCCTGCCCTATAATTCCCTGTACAATTGCTGCAGCAATTTTTTCTGCATTCCACAGCTTTGCATCGTCTGCGTCATCTACAAAAGCGCATTCAATCAGTATTGCAGGAGCCTTTGTTTTTCTTAAGACATAAAGTTTTGTGGAATATTTCACCCCACGATTTCTAAATCCGAGACTTGCAATCTGTTCACATATTCTTTCTGCAATTGACCTTGTTTTTTCGTTATAGCACCACACTTCTGTTCCACCGATTGAGCCATCACCTTCGTAATCATTTCTTCCAGAATTCAAATGAATGGATACGTCAAGGTCAACAGAGTGTGAATTGCATTCACTGACAATTTTTGCGAGTACGTCAGACTGGTTTGAGCCATTGTCTACCGTGCAGTCATAAACAGTATGTCCCACCTTCTGAAGCTGGCTTATCACCAAGTCCTTTACCTTTCTTGCTTCTGTCGATTCTTTCAAAATTCCAACTGAGCCACAAGCAACCTTTCCATCAGGATTATGTCCTGCGTGTATATTTAAAATCATTCTCTATTCCTCCTTTACTTCCGGGATTCCGGCTACTGATGTGAGAAGTGAAATGATTCCGGCCAATGCTGACGCAGATATCACATACTTCCAGTCAACCTGTCCCATTGCTGCCGCCGTTCCGATTCCTGCAATTGTAGCCTGCGCTATCGTTTTTACCGCTCTAATTCCTGCTGCTTTCCACCACTTTTTTGTGTTCACATTCGGTTTAAGCACACTATTCTTTAATATCTTTGACATGTTCTTCTCCCTTCTCTTCCGGCATTGCCAGAAGTGTGTTATATAATTTTGTTGCAACGTCGTTTCCGCCCAGGTTGTGATAAGCCTTGTATGCCCTCTTTATGCTCTCTTTTGCATAAATAGGACAATACTCTTTGTCCTGGTATTTGTTATAATTCTGAACAATACTCTCTCTGAGCAGGCTTTGAACTCCATCAGCGATTGCATTGTTTTTCTGCTGCTCTTTCTTCATCCTTTTTCTGATGTCTCTATAGAGGAATCCGAGGATTGCAGTTATTATTGTAAAAAGCCACTCCAGCCAGTGGAGCTGCACATACTGCCATATCATCATTCACTCACCCCACGGCTTCTTTTAATTCTTTTTTCTCTTCTGGAGTCAATTTTGAATAGCTTTTCAGAATGTCTTCAATATCCTCTCCCGCCTCCATTCTTCTTCGAATGACTCTGACCATGATATTTTTTACTGCCTTACTCATTTACACCGCCCCCAATCAACTCTGCTATTGCTTCCTCACACTCTGCCTGGCCTTTTTCAAGTGTCCTTAATCTTTTTTCTGTGTCAGTCTCCATTGACAATGCTACTTTCACATTTTTTTCTGCATCAATTGTGGCTGACTTAAATTCCAATCCGCTGTAAACACCGATTGTCTCTTTGTTTTCATCCAGCACCGTAAGCTCCTTCACTTCTGAAAATGCCTCTATCGCATGTTCAATTTTTAATTCATTCGGTGTGAATTCAATCGCATTCTGTGTTATCAGAACGTCGATGCAGGCGTATTCAACGCCCGTGATTTTTATGTATTTCATTATTTTTCCTCTCTTTCTTTTTTAACTAAACACAAATTAATAACGAACAAATATCATATTGCAATATAGGTCATTAACAGTTGTAGCTCCGCTTGAGATATTTTTGTAATGTAACCTTAATGTACCATCACTCTTTGGCACATCAGATGCCCTTACTGGGATAACGTAATTATTTGAACTAGTTCCTCCAATGCCTAACACACATTTATAGTTTTTAATAGAGGGTACGGAAAAATATATTTCTGCACCCTCTCCGGCACCAATTGTTGTGGCAGCATATATTTTTACTGATTTAACGATTACTATAGAGCTTAAATTTGTGTTTAATTTACTAATCTGATTAGCCATGGTTCCAGATATGGAAGGATTCTTCTCCCTTGCGTCCAACACATACCCTTCCACGTTCACCGCCGAGCTCTGTGTTATCTTTTCTTTATCAATTTTTTTCATCACATCTTTAAAAAAATCAAAAATCATTAAGACCAACTTCCTTCCTCTATCTGTTTTTTTCGAAGCTCCACTTCTTTCTTCCGGAGCTTCACCGTCTCTGGCTCATTGCTGTATTTGCCCCAGTTTTTCAAAAGGAACAGGTTGAATGCTGGATTTGGTGGAAAGTATACTTCTTCTTCATACTCAACCATTTCTTCTTTCTCTAGTTTCTTTTTTCCATCCTCATACTCAATCCTTTTCACTTTCTGATGCTTTATCACCGTCATTGTGTAGCCTTTTGCGGCTTTGAAAGCCATGTTTTCAAGCTCAGCAACGGCTTCCCGCCTGCCCTTTTTAACGGTCTCCGATAACTCCGGCAATTCAGCTTTGTATTTATAAAGAGTGGACTCTGAAACTCCCAGTTTCTTGGCTATTTGTCCCATCGTGAGACCTTCCGCCGCCCACTTTTCAATATCTGCCTTATGCTTGCAGATTTCGTCTTTCTTTCCCGGACGACCTCTCGCCATGCCTCCACCCCCTTAACGTAAAACAACTCTTATATGCAGAAAGCATATAAGAGTTGTTTCTTTTTTTCTATTATTTGCACAACTGTAGTAAAAAAAAGAGCAAGGTTTCAAACCCTGCCCTTTCTCTGTGTCCTGTTCAATTCATCATATATCTGTACGATCAGTCTCTTCTTATGTCGATAAGCAGTTGTCTTGTCAATCTCCAACTGCTCCGCTATCTCTGACATGCTCATATCATCCCGGTATCTGCCATATATGATATCGATATATGGGTCATTACTCATCTTCTGAAGGACTGGATACATCTTCTTATTCTCCTGCTTGAAAAATGCCTCCAGTTCCTTTTCAACTATTCTTTCTATGAGCTTGTACGGCTCTTCCAGCATCTCACTGTCTATAAGCTCCCTCAATGTCTCTCTGACTATCTGCTTTACCACTCTACGCTCCATTCATGCCTCCTCTCTAGCCTGCTGCACCTTTGACTTTACATAGCGTATTTTTTATGTGATGCGTGCGTTTTTTCATCATCAATGTCCAAATAAATCTGTGTAGTCGATAGCTGCTCATGCCCCAGTCCTGGAAGATTGTATGATAACTGTATCTTCCTGACATTCCTACCATCATTTTAACAATCTCTTCTTTCATTTTTTACACACCCTTTATCTGAGAAGCTATCATATCTGCAGTGTGTGCATAGAGTACATTCGGATACTCCTCGATTGCTCTTCCGTAGAACTCCCACTCTGACTTGTCTGTGTATGCTCCCATGTGGAAGCGGATGCACATCATCTCTTCTTCTGTGAGGATGAAGTCTCCGGATTTCATTGCATATTGCTGAATCATCATGACTGATGCAACTCCATGCCCTGTGAGAATCTGTTTCTTGTTCCACTCGATTCGATATCCCTTCTCTTCGCTCTCGTCTACAATCATGTTGTACTCATTGACCTTGCATACATCATGGAGCAATCCAATCACTACTGGAGACTCTGGTCTCTGCCATTTCAATCCCAGCTTGATTGTCATGTTTGACAGCTCCTGTGCGAATTGGTAGCTGTGGTCAAATAGTCCACCATAACATGCTCCGTGATGTGTCTTGCCTGCAGGTGCGATGAAATAACCTATTCTGAATAGCCAGTTCACAATGCTCTCCGGCATAATGTTTCCAGCGCATTCGATGAACTCTTTCTTTTTCTCTGCTTCAATTTCCCATGGATTCACTTTCATATTTACCTCCTTAGTAGCACTGCTGCATGATCATCTATTAAAGTTCAGTTAAATCAATTTTCCCGTTCATCAATTCCGGTAACAATGCGTCTCGTAGCTCTGCTAAATAGCGATTCTCTTCCTGATTCAGATAGTAAATGTGTTGTTTCCAGTTCTGCAGTATCATCACCAGAATGCTTGACAGTTGCTCTTTACTGTTGTTTTCAAATTTTATCTCATTTTTCTTTTTTGTCGCAGTGAAATAATCTTGCCGCTCCAGTTTGTCCGCTCCTAATTTAACAAGAAAATCATTAAGCCCCGTATCTTGCTGATCCTGCTTGTATAGTTCAACGTCAAATCCCATTCCTTTGGCGAGTGATTCATTGAGTGTCAGCTTGCAGGCGTTCTTTTCCCGTGTAACCCTGTTTATATCATTCACAATGTCAGCATAGCTTCTATGTTCCACGTCTATTTCCGCCATATCCAAATAGTGGCTTGCTAAAAGCGTGTATTTATCTTCCTTCATTCGCGCGATACTTACCGCTTTGCAGAAATCAGCAATCTCTTTTCTTTCCTCGATCGCCGCAATCACTTCTTTCATTGTTTCTTCCGAAATCACCTTGATTGTTTTCTTATATGTCCTGTTCGTGTGCGATGCTCCGCCATACTGTCCGTTTTGCTCTCGAATTTCTTCCTTGTATTTTCTTCTGCAATCCACCATTTCAGTTGTTGCGTTCTTTTTGTTTTTGTCCAGAATAATAATACATGTTCCTATCCCTGTCGATTCAAACATATTGTCCGGGCATATAATCACGGCTTCTACGAGGTTCTTTTCTATTAGCCATTTTCTTATTTCCGTTTCTTCTTTCGATTTTCCACTCATTACTGATCCCGGGAGCAAATAAACGCATCTATCATGTTTTTCCAACCCTGTCAAAACAAAGGCATAATTTGCATTGCTTTTCGGCGGCACGGTATAGCAATCTGCAAATCGTGGTTGCAGCTGTGCAAACGGCGGCGCTTCCCATTGCATGTTATACGGCGGATTTGAAACCAACGCTCTTTTCATTTTTGCACCTCCTTAAATTTTCCAAAATGTTCCCCTTTGGTGATCTTATATGTGTGGTAAACCTCCTGTTGCAGCACGTCCGAATGGTATACAGTACATTCGATGTTTCTTACCGCCATATTAAACAGCAGGAACGGAATTACATTTTCGTCGAACTCATACAGTTCAAATTTTTGTTCATGGTTCATGTTCCATCTCTGAATAGTCAACGCTCCACTTCCTGCGCATAGGTCTGTGATTTTATCCGCTTCTCCCGCCAGTTTTCCCATGAATAAAGCAAGGCTTTTCGGCGTGTAATCTTGCATTTTTTCTTTTCGATCGGCGTAGTAATACTGATATATCATTTGCAGCCAGTCTACACTCAGGTCTTTCACTATATCGCAAAACTTTTCATATACGGTCACATCGTTATTCATCACTGTTTCAAATATTTTTGATCCAAGATCTCCTGTTTCCGCGTTGAATAATTCTTTTGTCTTTTCTGTAAGCTCTTTTAACTCCACTTTCTCACGCTCCTTCGTTAAATTTCAGTTTAATGATTTTCTTTTTCCATTTCTATTTTTGCTGATTGTTCCAAAGCAAACAATTTATTCATATATTCGTCAGTAACAATTAAACCACCATCATTTCTTACTTCATATCCAAGCAAACGGATAGCATCGCAAATTCCGCATGCTTTTGAATTAGTATGTCTTATAATTTCGTAAATTTGTGATTTGGTCAATTTCTTTTCGTTTCGCATATATAATCTATTTGCACTTTCATACAAATCAAATACTCCTTTAACCAAAACATTATATGTTGATTCAGTGTCTAATTCATTTGGGAATTTTACTTTTTTCACTATTTTTTACCTCCGTTAAATTTCCATTTACTCTACCCTCCATTTCTTTCAGCTTGGTTTCGGCTTCCTCTCTTGATAAAAACCATGTCTCCTTATACTTGTTTTCTGGAAGAGTTCGGCATGCAAAGTATTCCCTGTCTATATCCCCTTCCATATACCATCCGTTTTCTGTAAAAGTAATTAACGCCACTTTCTGATGAAAAACTCTGTTATTTTTAGGGAACCCAGCAAAAATATTCCTCCGAAAATTTGTTTCACTCGGAACTATGTATACGTCCGAGCCAATTCTACACGGCAACTTCAGTAGTAACCCCTGTTCCTCTGCATTACTCGGCGTTTCGCTCACGATTTCAAAGCATTCATTTTTCCACTTTAAAACGTTATGCAATTCATATGAACTGTATCCTATGTGGTGATAACTCTCTCCGATTTCCTTGTACTTAATCTCGTAATATGGCTTTTCGTTCATCATTGTAACAATGATATCTAAGCTTGATACCTTAATACGTTCGTTTTCCATCAAATCCCGCTCCTTCCCACATACTCTCCGTATGTCATACCTGCTTCTCTTGCTTTTGCATTTACCCAGGCAATACTTCCTACCTTAAGCTCCGGCTTCTTATATGCCGCCTTTCTTCTTTCTGCTCTTTCCTTCATCCGTGCCTGCCGGCAGGCTACTGAGCAGATTGCTTCCTTTCCTACTGGCATAAACAGCTTTCCGCACTGCTTGCATCGTCTTCTTTTCATACCATTACCTCGTTAAGTTTCAATTTATCTAGTCAAAATCACATTCTTTTCTGCTTCCTGCGACATGGTACATATCATCAAGATCCTCTGTAGCAAATTCTGCACGATAGCAAATATCACAGTTCGCACTTGCACATTCATAACAGTCATCACATTGACAACCATCACAATTCATTGTTCTGAAATTCTTTTTCTCTTTCATCGTTTAATCTCCATAAATTTTAATTTCAGTTCCTCATCGAGTTTTGTTGCTTCTGACCAATCCCAACCAACACCAACTCTCAATCCCTTATTTGCCATTTCCTTTGACCATTCCTCTACTGCATTTGTGATTTTTTCGTTTAAAGACTTAATGTTCTGCATTGGTAAGTTGCCAGCATTAAATGTCGTATCAACTCTGATATGACAAAAATATCTTCTTGCTTCTGTTGCCATTTGTTTTCCTCCACAAAATGTTCATTTGGTTGTGTTTGATAGTTCAATGTTTTTCCACTGGTTTCATTCTGCATTTCCTCCATTCTTCTGAATCTGCTCTATTCTCCAGCGTATGCTTGTTAATTCTTCCAAGCACTTCTCCAGTTCCCGGCTTTCCCAGAGGCGGTCCAGTTTCTTAATGCTGGCGCTCACTGCCGCTGCATATCCTCTTAATACATTTTTGTCCAAGCCTGCTGCCACCGGAACTTCCTCTGTGGCTTTTTCTTCATGGTTTTCTTTCGGAATATGCTCTTCTGGTTCATTGTCAACCACTTCCCCGGAAAGCACTTCGCATTCTGTTTTTTCAACGTTTTCCAGTTCTTTGGGTACGCTTTCCGGCTTTTCTGATACGGTTTCTGATTTTTCAGTAACATTTTCCGGTTGCACCGGTACAACTTCCGGCTTTTCATAAGCATCCGGCATATCTGCCACCGGGGCAAATACCTCTCTGACCTTGACTGCATACTCATCCATGCTTAAGGTCTGCTTTTCATTGTTTCTGACTGCCAATATATCCACCGGCTGTCCTTCTCCTTTGAAGGATGTGAATACCTTTCCGATTCCCTGTGGCCTGGAAGCCAGCACTGCAATTCCTGATGGCGCCAGAATACTCTCAAGCTCTTCTGAATCTCCAGCTTCTTTCCACTTAAGCAGTTTTTTGAATATCTCCGGATTATCTTTTGCGTACTGGAAGATAGCTTTCTGGCTTAAATCCATATCCGCCTGCTGCACATCCTCGCCTTCAATGGCTACTTCTACCGGTGATATGGCTTCCTCTTCCTTGACCTCTGCCTTTACTTCTGCAATCTCTTTTCTGGTCATTTCCGGAGAAATGAGGTCTACTACCTCAATCGGAAGGGTGAGCATATCCTGGAGCTTTGCCACGCCGTACCCTTCGTACTTGTCCTGAAGGCGGTCAGAATAACCGCCCTCGCTATATCTGTCGTTAATGGCTATGTATCTTGATACAATATCCTTTGAAAGACCGTATTCCGCCTTTGCAAACTCAGCTACTGTACTGTATCCGGATGCTGCAAGGATATCTGTATCTCTTGCCTTTTTCAGCAGGTAGCCGGTTCTTACGAAGCCTGCTGCCTGATCTGCCAGCTCCGTGTCCAGAGCCTGCTTGAACTGTTCATAGTTTTCTATGTTCTTTAATTCTTCCATGACTGCCTCCTATCCTGCTGCCTGCATCTTCTTGTTTCTCCGCTTTACTGATGCAGTAAATTTTTTTAATACATCCCATATCTTTTCTCTGCTTGGCTGTCTGTCATATGCTGCATAGAACTGACTGATTTCTCCATCCCATGTGACTTCCAATGTGTAATATGGAGCCTTAAGGTTCTTTTTTCGCCGCAAAAACAGAATAAAGCCCTTCTCTTCGTCCATATTTCTGATATACGTATCACTGGCACCTACACAATGATGTTGCCTTCTTCCTTCTCTTGTAATATCAGAAGCCTTCTGAGGTACCAGCATCTGATACTCCTTCGTTCCAAATTTGAAATGTTCTTCAAATTTCTTAGCATTTTCCGCAATGTGTGTGTACTTTGCATCCACTTCCTTGTCTCTCTTTTTGCTTTCTTCCCTGTTCTTCCTCTCAACATACTTATCATGATATTCCATCATTTTAGGCTGTCTGCAAACTATCTCATCTGTGATATCCATATCGAATAGCTCCGCCATATTAAGGTAGTCCTTGTAGTATCTCACAATGCTTATCCAGCTCTCCTCCGTCATATCCATCTGTCTTTTCAGATAGTTCACCGTCCGTTCCACGTTCATCTTGGTTCTATCTGTAATTTCAATCAGTTCTTTCACATTCGCATTCTCATTTTCAAGAAAAATAATGTTTTCATCTGAAACTTTCTTTCCTGTCTGCTGCTCATACTGCAACGCTCTTAAAGTTCTGCATCCTCCGTCCATCTTTTTCATTCTTTGGAATCTCTGCTTGTCCAGCTGCAACACTTCATGAATTCTCGCCGCATCTCCATTACACAAGGTCTCGTCATTTTCGCTTATTATTATTTCTTCCATAAGTTTCTCAAGCCCACTTTTCTGCAAATATTCCATGTACGGATACCTTTGTAGTCTTCTCAAAATTGTTGCTGGCGGAACTCTCTTCCGCCCACCTATTTTCATTACAGCTTTTAAGTCCATTTTGTGAAACTTTTCTCTTCTAAGTTCTCGCTTAAGATTCGGAGTATACATGATCATTGAGCCAAGGCTTTTATCTACGTATCCGTAACCGTAGTAATACTTCCAGTTGCTTCTCCTGCATTCATGGCACCATCTGTCGACTCCAGTGTATTTGTATTCTCCGTATTCAAAATATTCTCTTTCAGCAAAATAATCATCAAGTCTCGCTCTAGCATTTTCCCAGGTATGTAGATCATATATCTCCCATCCAGCTTCACGATTTCTTTTTATTTTGCAATTGAATCTTCTCAGAATCCACCCTGAGTCATCCTTTAATCTCTGTAAAATGCCTACATTAGCATCATCCTCAACATACTTCTGCTTATTCCATGATTTGTATCTCACAGGTGACTTGCATTCCGGGCACACAGTCTCTTCGTTATGCTTTGGTCTATTTTTATAATCCGCCGGAGTTGGCATCCATTTTTTACAATGAGTACAGTACATCTTTGGCCATCTGTGAGAGCATTTGTTTTCCGGTTCATAAAACATCAGCTCTTTAAAACAGTTTTTCGCTATCCAATTTTCGAAATTCTTTGGAAGCTCCGGCACTTCTCGCATTACTTCATCAATTTGTTCTATTTCACTTCGGTGCTTATTTATCAACTGACTTTTTTTAATTCCCGCCTGGAAGTCCAGCACTGCTTCAAAAATATCTCTGTTTTGTCCTGTTTTGAAATACTCATTTACTTTCTTTCTCTCGGTCTCCTGCTGCCAGTTTTCCTTTTGAAACAGGCTTCCCATTCCGGTATATTCAAGGTTATCTATCTTTGCTTCCCGCCACTTTCCTGTCCTGCGCTCGTATGTTGTCCACTTTTCATTTTCCTCGTCCACATAAACTTCATACTTAGGGTCGTTTTTCCCTTCTTCTAAATCTTTCTGTGTAAATACCGCAACTTTAAGTATCTTGTCTTCTACAGCCGCTCTTAAATACCTTGCATACTTACATCTTACGTTCACCCAGTATGTTCCCCATGACGTTTTTCTTTCCTCTTTTTCAATCGGATTCTCGCTAGCCACGGTCAGCATTGCTTTTGTTGCCAGAAGTTCTTTCATTGCCAGAAGTTCTTTTTTCTTCATCCTTCTCTGCCTCCTAGCTCATGTAATAGTCATTGATGATTTTCTTTGCCTGTCCCATTCCTGGGATGCCAAGTTTCACATTTGCCTCTTTTATGCCTGCTTCCTTTGATATATCATCCGGTATGCTATAGGCATTCTTAAAGCTCCATTTCAGCAATTCTGCAATGCAGCCTTTCAGTGTCTTTCCTTTCTTACGGACGCATCTGGCTACCTCTTCTTTCTCAATGCACTGCATTTTTATATATTCTACCCAGTCAACCATGATTTCCTTTGGCTGAAGGTCTGCACTCTCTACCTTCAGCTTTCCAAGTGCTGCGGTGCTAACCGTTGCCAGTTCTTCCATTTCACCTGCTGCATAATCCTCTGCATCTTCCTTATCCAGTCCGTTTTCTTCTGCCAGCACAATGATGGATGCTACATCTCCCTCTTCTTTCAAGCCTGCTGCCGCTTTATTCAATTCTTCTGCTGATTCCAATTCGCCAAATTTTTCAAACATAATACTTACTTCCTCCTTCTGATTTTTCTCGGCACATAGAATATGTGCGATTTTAAAAAAAATAAAATTCAAATTATTCCGCTACATGATTCTGGCAGTTCCCGGAGCGGACATTTTTCATGCCGTTTCTTGGTGAAAGTATTCTGTGACAGTCTTGATGCTCCATTGTTGAGTACATTCATAAGCTGGCACTTCTTAATGCCTTGAAACTCATACAGGAATTTACACATACTGCACGATTCCGGCATATCCATAACTAATACTGCTTTAGGCATTTTCATTCCCCCTCCTTAATTCACCAAGGCTTTCTTGCAATTCCTCGTAATAATTGATTTGGTCTGTGCAGTGACTATCTAATACATCAATCATTTCTTCTTTCGCATCTTCCAAAGATTCTGCCTGTAAAAAGTCCATGTGCCCATCAATGACAGACTGCCATCCAATTTCTTCACCACAATATACAATGCTTCCTATCGTGACACTTCCGTAATAGGCAATTACATCAATTTGTTTCTTCCAGTCTTCCTGCTCTGGTTCAACTTCTTTCCATTCAAGTTCAGTCATGCCTCACACTCCTTCCGGTTTCTCACACCGTTCAAATTCAATTACCCATACCCACGGATTCGCATCCCAACCATACCGGTCAAGGTCGGATTTTTTGATGGTGCTGTTCCAAATTTCTGCAAATCTCTCAATGGCTGTTCGGTTCATTTTTTCTTCAAACCCAACATTCTTGCCATTTTTAAAATTCGCTCCTTCTGCCTTTGCGCCGTCCTCGGAAATCTCCTGCAATCGTTCCACTCTCACATCTGTAACCTTAAGCCAAATACGTGCGGCTTCTTTCGGCATGTGGATTGACGGATGCCAAGTGCCTCTCCAACCTTTAGGTCGAAGTTCTCCATCAGCTTTGTAATAATAGATGGTATGACCACGCATATGACCTGCTTCATTGACTGGAAGTCCGCACCATGTCTCCCGGACATATAAGATATCGCCTAGCTGATACGGCACCTTTCTGATGCAAGGCTCATTCCTTCCGTTGTACAACATCAATCCGTCTTTGATATATCCAGTCCATTGCGAATTCTCTCCCGGCAAGAATTTTACAAGCCGTCTTGTGCAGGTCTTTCTTCCATCCAGAATCGCCCGAACCATTTCGGTACTAATTTGTTTGTTGAATAAAATCGGTTTAATTGCCATCTACTCCACCGCCTTTTACAATCTCAATAGCCTTTTCATAGGCTATAAGCATTCCTAATTCCTTTGGTTTATCATCTACAATATCATCAAGTACCCTATTTACTGGTACAAGGCTTTTCAGCTTTTCTAATTGTGTCGCAACCTTTTCTCTATTACAGCAATCCCAGCACTCATCCGGAGTCATCCCTGAATCTTCATAATCCTTCAGTTTTGCCAATGCTCCATATATCTTCTCTTGTACCTGCTGTGTTATCGTCTCGCCCACATGGAGCTGATTCCATTTAACACCTTTCAAAGCCCAGTTGCCTTGTTCATCCTTAATTGTCAGTCTTCCCATCACGTTCTCCTTTCTCCGGAGCATGATGTATATGTGTGGTCTTTTGTACCTCTTCCAAAAAACGCTCCGCATTCTGTGTTTATGCGGTTTCCATGCCCCGGCTGTGACAGATTTTCATGTTTCTTCGTGTATATGTAAGTAATCTTGGAGGTCAGTTTTTCTTATATACCAGCTTCTCCCGGTTCCAATCCGGGTACTGCTCTTTCAGGTAACATTCTGCAAAATCAAGCATTTCAGCTCTTAATCCCTTGTTGCCATTGTCCAGCAACTGGTGGTGGCTCCGGCAGGCGGTGACACCGTTCTGCTCCACTCCGAGTCCACCCTGGCTCCGGTTCACCACATGGGCGATATCCCGGATATGTGCCCCGAAGTCCTTCTTTGCAAGTGGCCATCTGCCACTGGCACAGAATATACAAGTATCTCCGTCTCTGCTGATAATTCTTGCAATTGTGCCCTTATCGAAGGTGCACGCTTTTGTTCTTCTGCTCTTGCTCATACTCTCTCATTCTCCTATCCTGCCACATGGAATACTTGGTGTGCTCCTCATAGCAAATATTTATATTGTGCGGCGCAAGCAGCTCTGCCGCCCGCTGCCATAAAACACTGTGTTTCACCGGCTCTCCGTTCTGCTTCCGAAAGCCATCCGCTATCCATCCATCTAGGAACCGGTTCACACCGGATTCCAGATATTTACTGTCTGTGAATATCTCAAGGTCAGACGCTCTTCTCATATGCTCCATGGCTTTTATCAGCCCCAGCAAGGCTATCTGATTGGCTGTGCCGGTGTCTTTCCCGGTCTCTTCCAGTGTCTTCTCTCCTTCACTGGTATCTGCTTCCAGGATGCCGCAGTAACACCCTTCCGCTTTCCGGAGACCATGGTATGAAGTTCTTAAGTAAATCCTTGCTTCCATCTTCAAATTCTCCTATCCAGTTTCTCCTCGGTATATCGCATGTATGAATACCCGGTATACCGGTTTGTGCCGCTCCGGATGCTCTCCGGTACGATATAATATCCCGGTGTCGGTTTCGGACCGTATAGCAGCATTTTTCTCATCGTCCACCGCCTGTATCTCTTTCTCTCCGGTTTCGGTCGGATTAAATTCCGGCTGGTGGAATAGCTGTACTCCTCTTTGGTCAGCTTCCGTGGGAGACCTTTCTTCTTTCTCTCTTCCTCATCCGGCACCTTTGCCATATACTGGGCGAGCTGTTCAAATCCACCCTCTTCATAGAGGTTTGAGAAAAATATCCTTCCATGCTGCCAGCACTCCTTGATTAACACATCCGTGTCTGCTCCTCTGATTCTGTTCATGATCATGTGGATATGTATGCCGCCTCTGGATCCGATTTCAATAACTCTCATCCATTTCAGTTCTGCTCCAAACTTGCGGTAGCGTCTTGTCAGTTTTCGCAAAACGTTATTTAGGTCTTCTTTCACTCCCTGCATATCCTTCCGCTCTCCCTTCCGGTATGTGAAGGTCAGCCAGAAGTCATTTTCTACGAAGTTCGCTTTTATCGTCCTGCGGATTCTGTTTTTCTTATTAATCTGATTCTGCAATTCTATCTGCCAGGGGGAAGGTCTCTCTCTTGCGGCTCTCTTCTCTCCCTTGGCTCCGTAATTTCCTTCCCACTTATACTCATACTCAATGGATCCGGGGAAGTTATAAATATCAACACAATATGCCATAACCTTTGTCCTTAACTTTAATATTCCTAATCTAGTTGCGAAAACAGGTCTGAAATGCCCTGTTTCCTTGCATTTTTGCGGCTTTTATGGTATATTGTTCATGCGGGAAGTTTGCAATTCGCCAAATTACTTACAGCCCACTTGAGGACGTGCGCCACACGTTCTCTTTTTTTGTCTATCCTGCAGCATCCACCACCTGAATGTAGACATAATCTCCGTACATTTTTACCCATTCGTAACACCCCTCCAGCGTATCTCTGTATACATCAATGCTTGTCCCGTTCCGGATGGTCTCGCCCCTTCCGTCTCCGTCCAGGTCAATCCCATCTCCGGTGTCAGTAAAATCAAAATATCCGATAAATTCACCGATTCCGCCATCTTCTGCGACTGAATACATGATGATAGCCTTTCCAAGCCATTCTTCCTTACCGGCTACGGACAATCCCTCTACCGGCCAGCTACCGTTGCGGCACTGATTGCCAGTCCATGTGTAGCAGGTGCACCGGATGAGGAACGGTTCACCGAGTGGATTCTCCTGCTCCTGCGGTTGCACCGGTGCAACTTCCATCTCTCCGACTGCGTTCATGGTCTTTGCGGTGAAGCTGTTCACTTCTCCAGATACTTCCTGTGGTGATGTCATCCACATGGTGAAAAGGAACACTACCACCGCTATTGCCATTAATGTGATTACTCTGATTCTGTAGCGCATCTTTTCTTTCTCCTTATCTCCTCACTCATTTCCCTTGTGGCTTTTATTGCTTCTCTCAATGCCGACTCCATCAGGTGGTCAGCGCTAACATCCTGCTTCTGGACCTCTTCTTCCGACATCTCAGATTTAATCATGTACCAGATGCATTCCCTCCGATACTGGCTTATCAGTTCATTAAGTCTGTCCGTAATCTCCTTGTCCTTAATTTCCTTTTCCTTCTTCTCTTTCCATTTTTTGAAAAACATATCTTTTTCTTCTCCTTTCTCTTTCCCGCTTCTGGAAGCCCTCGCCAAATATGAACGTTTCCATCGATACAATCTCACCGGTCTCTCTACGGTATCTTGTACTGTACCAGTACTCTCCGGCGGAATCCTTGTAGTAATCCATGATTCTTCCGTTTTCCTTTTCTGTTGAGCCGATATATTCAATGCTCCGGTTCTCAGCTTCCCAGCCTTCCCGGCACTCCATGCTATATGCTCTCTGGTATGCCTTGGTCAGTTCATTTTTCTGAATTTCTATGTACCGGCTTTCCACTCAGCCTCCCCCTCTCTTCTTTCCATTTCTGAAAAGCCTTTTCATGCTCCGGGTCGGCGAAATAGCTCTGCAGCTCTTCCAGGGTAGCTCTCGCTATGGTATTCAGTTTTATCTCGTCCATCCCGGCTCCTTTCTGCTTGTTATTTTGTCTTCACAATCCTATAATTGAGGTATCAGCTTATTTACGCTGAAATACATCTGAAAGGATTTGATACTATGCCAAAAATCGACTTAACAATCTCTATCACCGTAATCGTTGCAATTGCTGCAATCATTTCTCCCGTTCTTACAACTCTTCTTAATAATCATCATCAGCTCCAGCTCAAAAGACTTGAGCTGCGGCAGGAAGAATACAACCGCACGATTCTTTACAAGCGTGAAATCTTTGAGAACTTCCTAAAGGGGTTAAGCCAAATTTCTCAAAGTGTAACAAGGGAATCTCTTATTCTGTACTCCGAATACTATCCTCTAGCCTATATGTATCTTCCCCCTGACCTTCAGAAAAAACTCTCCGAGCTCAATCCTATCGTGCGCGAACGTGATATGGACAAGCTCATTCCCTACGTCGATTTTCTCAGTGTTGAGATACATAAAGTGCTACAAGCGCTGTAAGTAGGATTAATACAACCAGGACATATATTGCGTAAGCAATCCATCCTCCTGGTTGTATTTTTTTCATCAGAAAAATACATCCTATTCCGATTACCCATGCAATAATTACTGCTATCATCTTTTCTCCTTTCTTACGCTACTGGAAGCTCTTCCTTTTTCTTTTCTGCTGCGTCTTCCTTTTCCTCTACTCTTCCTAGAAGATAACCCAGTTCATAAGTTGACATCTTTGGAAGTGCTTCAATGAGTTTTTTTACTACCTCTTTTTTCTCTTTCATCATGTCTGTCATCTCCTTTCTTTATGTTGCTATGCGACTATTATATGACGCATATTATCTTATGTCAATATATTTTTGTCGATATGCGACATTTTTTTATTGTTATTTGTCTTTGCCTGTGTTATTATTAATTTCGAAAGGAGGCTATACTATGGCTGAAACTGTCTCTTATACACATCTG